GCACTACTTCCCAAACCGAGGTTTGTGCGGGAGGTTGGTTTGTCTGCAACATCATTCAGATTCTGTGATTTATCCAACTTTCCGGCGAGCGTATTGGTGATGCCACCCCAGGCTGGACCCGTAAAACTACTTCCGTCTGGAAGCTTCACGGTTGCGGTACCCGTTCCACTGAAAATGCTCTGCCAGTTCTGTTTGTCGTAGTTCAGTCCGCGCAGGGCTTCTGTGCTTTGAGCCACCAGCGCAGCGGTGACCAGATTCATGGCCACGCGAGGAACTGCAGACCACGCAGCTCCACTCTGAGTTGGCCCGGTGAATTTACTGACGAGCGTCAACGCTGTATTACTTCCCACCGTTTTTACAGGTAGGGTGTAGGGAATGCCGCCAACAGTGACAACGATAAAATCACCAGCTCCAATTTCCGTCGTGAAAGTTGTCCCAGTACCCGCTACGGCATCGGAGTTATTGGTCAGGGTTAGAGTCCCAGCAGACATGTTTGCTCCTTTCAGGCAATAAAAAACCCTGCATGAGCAGGGTTAGTGGAATTGAGATGTAATGTATTAAACGTACATGTCAGGGATGACGGGCAAAGATATTGGCGTAACTCCGGCGTTCGCAAGCTGCCTGTCAGACCATCCAACATACAGCCCCCTTCCTGCCCGTAGACTCCCGTTCTGCATGACCAGTCCATAATGGTAGTGATAAATGCGTTCACCCGAGTTGTAGCTGGGGACCCGCAGGCCAAAGCGCCCCACGGGTACGTATCCGCCTCCGGGAACGGTCTGGGCAGTAGTTGATGGCACAAAATTGACACCGAGATACACGAACGGCCTTCTGGCTGTTGAGAAAGTGCACTGGCCTGCTGCGTTATAAATATTGAATCCCGGATTCGCGGCCACAGGAGTAACGCCACCAGCAAAAATAATTACATCTACGGTACCGGTCATTGGCTGATCATCAATGTTGGAGCCATCATTGAGGAACAGCAATCTGTTACCGTCATAGTCAAGCGTATAAGGGCTATTCCACTTGCAGCACACAAGATACTTACCGCGATCAAATCCGGCGATGGTCGGCGTCACCCAGCCGGAAGTTCCTACCGTTATCCTGGCTTTATAGATGCAAACTCCCACGCTCGAAGCGGTAGAGATTGCGGTAAAGTCGGTACTGTTCTGGATTAGCAGGCCAAAATTAGAATTCTGACTTATTGGCAATATCTGCCACAGGGTTCCGGAAAATGCCACACGCTGTGGATTAGGCAGACCGGGGTTTGAATTTCCGCTCCAGTTTTGCGTAACGTTTGCACCTGACACGCTGACACTGTCCAGTTTGAAAATACCCTCATCGCTTATAACCGTCTGGGTAGGAATGAAAACCACATTAGAGCCAGAAATGTATCCCTGAACCGTTGCGGTATTTACTTGCCCGATACCGCCAGAGATAGCGCCGCCGTACGTGGGACAGCGCAACCCGGCGGTAATCTCCATGGGCTTACCGCCATCGTTTAAATCAATTAAAAGTCCAGAAGGCATAAATCACCATGTCCCCACTACAATACGTCCACCGCCGGGGATATTGACGGTAAGACCATTGTTGTTGATGACTACTGTGTTATTGGTACCGTTGAATGCAAAGTTTCCGCTTTCCGCGTAGAGCTTTCCGTGGAATTCACAATCGCCGCTTTTGTCAATATTCCATCCACGTACACCGGTGGCAAAGTTTGTCGAACGGATGTAACTGCCAATCTTCGCATTTGTGATGCTTCCGTCCTGTATAAAGGCATCGCGGATGAACACCTGGCCGTTATAGACAAAGAACGCGGCCTGATAGTTACCCGGATCGCTTCCAGAGTAGATACCAAACTGATCGGCAGCAAAGACCACTGTAGACTTGTAAGAACCGCCAGATGGCTCAATGGACATCCCAAAACCAGTGTTGTACTTCACACCATTTCTGACTATCCCGAGATTGAGCGTATAGGACGCCTTTCCTCCCCCATCACTGCTTACTTCTGCCGTCAATTTCTGGTTAACTGCCGCGGTTAAATCACCTACCTGCGCCTGAACGTAGGTAGACAAATCTGCCAGGCCTTTATCCACATCAGCAACCGTCGTTTTCACAATGAGAATATCAGCGCGCACCTCACCATATTGCTGGTACTGATACTCAACCGTACCGTGATTAGCCAGGGCATTGTGCATGGCTGCTTCAAGGTTGGTGTCCACGCCTTCAGAAACATTTTTGAAAGCGTCAGAATCCCTTACAGCCTCATCAATGATGGGGAGCAACTCGGCGGTATCTGTCTGACACAGCGCAGCTATCTCAACAAAGGCAGACGCACCGAACGCGTTTATTGTGCGGACATACCAGTAATAGGTGTGACCATTTTTCAGGCCATGACTGCTCCAGGTTGTACCAATACCTGCCCGCGTTGCGCCCCCCTCAACTGTGGGGGTGCTGGTATTCGGGAGCCTGTTCTCCCCGGTTGTCCAGAAATCAAACTGCGTTGAGACGTTCGTGACTGCAGACAGCCGAGGGTATAACGTAATTGCAAAATAACCCTGCTCAATGTCGACTCTGGACGGTGGAGGCGGTGCCTCAATACTGAACTCGAGATATGCTTCAGGAGACTCCGCGCCCATCTGATTTACGGCGGTGACATGTGCCGTGTATGTGTCCTGGGCAAGTCCTGTCAGGCGGGTGAAGGACCCCGGAACCTGTGCTGACAACACCATCTGACCAGCTTTGCGGATCACAACCTTGTTATAAACAAACTGCCCGATGTTCTGCCAGGAGAGAACGCCCTGCACCACCTGGCCAATTTCCTCCACGGTGTATTTCAGATTCTGTGGCTGAGCGACACCACCCGGCGGAAGTTGCGTAAATGGCGGGCGCTCAATTGGCTTGCCAACCGCGTCACCCCAGACGTCAGCAGTCTCTTGCTTCAGCGTGATTTGCACGCCGTTCTGCACACCGAATTTCCAGTCGGTAACGCGCATCTCAACGTTAACGATCCCAAGAGAAGGGAAATTAACTTTTACGTACATACCCGGACGGTAACGGTACCCGCTCAGGTTCAGCGTGAGGTTCATGGTGCGTGAAATACGGGTGCGCTTCAGCTTGATATCTGCAAGGCGTTGCGCCTGAAATTCTGACGTAACAAATCGAAGTTTCAGATCCTGCGAGATTTCAACGCCGTCTTCGGCCACCCACTCACTGACGGATACAGCGGGAAAGTCAGCCTCTGCATAAATCTGTTTTGGATCGACAAACGTGCCGCTAATGGTGTTGACTCGCTCGGACTGCGACACTTCAGGCATGATTTCGATATCACCGGCCAGCTGGCTTTCGGTGATCACCTCCGTCGCCGGGCCATAATACGCACCGACAAGAATACCGTGTTTACCCGCTATGTAAGTTGGTTCAGCTGCGGCCGCTGCCAGCATAGCTTCAAGAATGCTGGCCTTGTTTTCACTGAGATCAAACTCACCATTTAAGGTGTAACGTTTTTCCAAGCTCCCATCGCCGTTCGTCACCAGTTCGTCGCAGATATTGGCGGCCTCCTGAAACTGATCCCAGTTGATATCAGCATCAGGAACCTTAAGGTAACTGCGGTAGTAATCCAGCACGCAAAGCGCCAGGTTATTACTGAATTCGGTGCGCCCGGTACGCGGGTCATAGACCTTTCGCCCCGTCTTTTCGACTTTGATATTCGGGATGCCGGAAGGAAATTTTTCTGCATTGAATTTCAGGGACACACGAAGCCATGAAATCCCCTTGCCGATCATGTCTGCTTTCCATGATGGGCAGTTTTGCAGCATAAAGGGATCGGCTGTCTGTCTGTCGTTGTGAACCTCCCAGGTGGCGTTATCTGGATACGAGCCGATATCATCATCACCGAGATAGATGGTTCCCACGCCTGACAGTGGATGTCCCGCCAGTGTGATGGCAAGATGAAGCCATTCGCCATCGTCCTGGTCGCCCGTTTCCTCTTCCGAGAAAAAAAGCGTCCCCGCAGATACCGTTCTGCCATACACCACCGTTTTCGGACTCGCGGCGGCGCGCAGAACCTGCTTCCTTTCTGACGTATCACGATAGGCACCGAGGGAAGGCCTCTTTGTCAGCAGTTGGGTTGAAACCTGTGCTGCGATGGTGATCGCCAGCGCTATGGTGGTGTAACCACCAAATGCAGCTGCTCCAGCAGCAACTGTTGCGACAATAGGAATTGCAGCAGGCATCAGCGCACCCTCCATGTACTCAGTGGTTTCACTCGCAGACACACCAAGCCGCTTTCACCCGGCACCCACACGGCGCCACCGTAAATTACACCGGCGCAGCGGGTGCCAGCGTTTTCTACAACTGCGATATCCCCGCGCTGCCCCATCTTCACAGGCATCTCGTCGAGGTATTTCGCCAGCACTTTCTCAAGCGAACCTCCGCCGCGCAGTAGCGCTTTTTTTGCGCCCGTTTCGCTGTCGTACGTCCCGCGCCAGCCGTCGGCAAAATCATCCCCGGTCATCGCTTCTGCACAGTCAGCTGCAAACAGACAGCAGTCATGTTCGCCCCATAAAAAAGGCCGCTTTTCAGCGGCCCTTATTACGGCGATTAATCTGTTATGCCAGTCTGGATGCTTCATGCTTCCTCACGAATAGGTAAATCCTGGCGCATCTTTCTTGCTGCCCCAGTAAATTGAACGTTCAGCCATCTGCGCGACGTAACGAAAAATACGATCTCCTGGCTGTGCTGACTGGTGTGACTCGTCGGTGTAACGATCAGGGAAAGGCCGCTGCCAGTCTTCGAAAATATTACTGACCGTGTATTGCAGTGCGTTCGTATCTCCCGACGTCGCCCCGGAACCGGAAACCCGCCCCTTAAAAATCAGGTCGGCCACCTGTACCACGCCGTTGTCATCCATCGCCACCAGATAAAGCTCTGCGGGCTTTCCTACACAGCGCTCGTTGAGCGTCTTTGCAAACAACGACATGTCGAGTCCTGACAACGTCATTCTCAGTTGCGTAGGGCTCGTCGTGTTGGTTTCATTCACGTCATCGATAGCACCCATGGTTCCCATGCCGTAATAGACATAGCCGCCCAGCACCAGCGTTCCGGTACCGGAATGCACGTAGGCGGTTCCGGACTCAAACTGGACATTGGCCGCCAGCACAGCAGTAACCCTGTCGCGGGAAAGCCAGGTGATCATCGAATCTGAAAAGGGTGAATACAGCATTAAAACGCCTCCTCAAACTCCAGTGTATAGCTGGTAAAGACACCCGGAACGCGGTTACCCGCGCCCTGCTGGTTATCCTTCAGCTTAAAAATACCGTAGGGATTAGCCACTTCAATTTTGCCGTTAACCGGCGGAGAAGTACGCAGCATTGGTGCAATCGGGATTATTGCGGTTCCGGTTGATGTGCTGGTCACGTCAGCGGTGACCATTTTCAGCTCGTCGTTAACGGTGATGTAATCCCCGGAGCGCAGCACCAGTGTGCCGGGTGTCCAGCCATTACTGCCGAGCTGCGTACCAGTCTGGTTCGCGTCAGAAACCACCGGGTTTCCTGCTGGCGTCCTGCCCTCCCGCCCCCAGTCGCGGATTTTTACCCTGCCGTATTCACCATCGAGATCGGCCACCAGCGCATCGATACGCCGGGATTTATCGTCGGTGAGATTGCTAAAAGTCAGGGAGCAGGTCCAGCGGGTACCGGGAAATCGAACGGTCTGTGAAGCACCATTAAAGGGAGAGCGAAAGGTTTTGGTGTTACTTTCCGGTCGCCATATCAGCGACGCCGGACATACATCAGCAGGCCATTCAAGCGCAGCCATAGTCACTCCTTAGTTAAACGCCAAGCATCCTCCTGGCCTGACCGTTGGTCTGAAAATCACTCAGCATGTCCTGACGCGCCTTTTTTGCACCATCAACAGCTCCCTGACGGGCAGCCTCCTGCATGGCCTGATTAAGCGCAGCATCACCGTTCCCGGAAACGCTGATATGCTGGGTAATATTGATATCACTCCCTCCCCCACCAGAAGTTGTAGCGCCAACCATCCTGACGCCAAGAGTGCCATTTGGCGTCCTGGTCAATGGCATAACAGCTTCGGGCCCAGCCTCTCCCATCAATCCATCGCCTTTGGCAAATTTGAACATCGTCGGGCTGGAAATGATCGAATTGCTGAAATGGCTAAGATTTGGGGAGTCAAATACCCCGCCTTTGGCAAATTTCAAACTGCTGGCCGCGCCAGTGTAGGCTCCTGATGGAGTGCTTCCTCCAGAGGTTGTATCACCACCAAAAAGCCCTCCAAGAGATCCGAACAAGCCACCACCACCTGCAGATTTCAACGAATTAACCAACATTGCGTTGAGGATAATTTTTTGCATGGAAGCCAGTACCGATCTCGACCAGTCCTCCCAGTCAACTTTATTGCCCGATAAAGCATCGGAAATATTTCCGATAAGACCCGTCATTGAGCTGTTTACAAGGTCTGCTGTCTGCGATGAATAATCAGACGCGGTATCAAACCAGTTTTTAAACCCTTTCTCAGCGCCAGCAGCCCAGTCTGCTTCTGAAGCAGCGATTGCTTTATATTTTTTGTCCAGAGCATCGAGGGCAGCTGCTCGTTGTGCTATGGCCTCGGTGCCGCCGTCGGTTTTAGCAAAAACACGGTCAATCTGTTGCGCCTCATCGAACCTGTTGCGCTGGCGATCGCTCATTCCTCTGGTTTCGGTTGTCAGCGTCGTCTCATCCCTGAACTTCCTGGCAGCTTCGGTTAAATCCTTCAGGGCATCAGCCTGTTCGCGCTGCTTGCGCACGTTCTCATCAGCTTTTTGGGTCCACTTTGCCAGTTCTGTAGAAGATGCCTGAATAGCCTTGCGCTGCTCATCCGTCCATTTAATGCCTGCCTGGTGGGAAGCAGCATAAAGGTCAGATGCTTTTTCTCCCTCAGTTGCCCGCACGCGCTGCACATCAATAGCCACGCTCAAATCGGCCATCTTCCTGGAATACTGTTCGGCAGTGCTTGCCGCTTCGCGCTCAGCTTTACTCTGCGCATTCGACGCGGCGGTTGAGGTTTTTTTTGCCTCCGCTGCTGCAGCATCCTTTTTGGCGGCCTGATCCTTGTTGTATATGTACTGGGTATAAAGGGCCCCAGTCAGTTTCAAATCTTCAGCTTCGTAGACGTGCTGCTGATGGAGTTTTTCTAAGCCGCTGAGGCTGGCCATCTCGTTATCACGGCGAGCTCGTTCAAGGGCCGTTTGCTGCTGTGGCGTAGCATTAGTAACAGGTACGACAGGGCTGACAAACTTGGGCACAACTGTTGGAGTCACTGCCATAGTTTGATTCAGGAGTTTGTATGCACCATTTAAAATGGAAATTGCACCAGCCTGCTGTGTAGCCCTTTGAGTAGCGAGATCGCTCGCCTCATTTACTAACTTTTGTGTGGCCGCTATTCTTGCGGCTACTTTCTCTCTTTCAAACTCAAGTTGAGACAACCGATCAGTTAAAGAAATATTTTTCTCGGTTATATCAGCCTGATCCATGAATGTATTAAGGTAGGTTAACCGTGGAGATTTATTATATTTCTCCTGAATTAATGCAAGCCCTGCCTGGCTTTCCTTAACCTTTGCAATTTGTGTATCGAGATCGGCTAGATCCTGCTTTTGTGCCTGTAACGATGTACGTGCATCGGCTGCTGTAGAGCGCAGCCCCAATACCGACATTTGCTGCAACTTACCGTTAATTTCATCCAAATTATTGGCAAAGCCAACCGCCTCCTTGTGCACCTGCTGGGTGTGCTGATACAAACCATACATCGCAGCGCCGGCACCAATAATCACTCCAGGCCAGCCACCGAGAATACCCAGCACTCCACTACCCAGCCGTGACATTACCGAGGCGGTATTGGTGAGGTTGTTAACCGCAGAGGCCCTGCCAGAAAGCGCCGTATTCAGTGATGCCTGAGCTGCAGCAAGATTACGCTCTGCAACAATCTGAGCCTCGATACTTGTCGCCGCTGCGCGCGCCTGTTGAGCACGATAAACAGCCTGGCGACCAGCAGCAACGCTAACCTGAGCGCCGCGAACCTGAGCCTGCGCCAGCGCGACCTCGGCGGCCGTATTAGCGAGCACTGCCCGGGTGGACTGAGCGACGCTACCGACCATATTGCCAAAATAACGAGCCAGGCCTACGCCAACCAGAATGCCTGCGCTGTTTGCCACATCATCGATGTTATTGGCCAGTCCATCCAGCACGCCGGAAAGCGTGGAGGAAGCGCCGACGGCATCGTTCGCCCCACCAACCCACGCTAGAAAGGCGTTTTGCACTTTCTGTGCAGATCCGCTGACGGAAGCCGGGAGGGTATCGAACTCTTTGCGCAGGATCTCCACGTTCGTCAGCAGTGGGACAATTTTGTCAGTTGTCAGCTCGCCATTGTTGGCCATATTACGCAGGCCACCAACAGTAGTACCCAGCCCATCAGCCAGCAGTTTCGCCAGACGGCCGCCGTTCTCCATAATGGAGTTAAATTCTTCTCCTCGCAGAACGCCGGAGCCAAGCGCTTGGCTAAGCTGCGTGATAACCGAACTCGCTTCTTCCGTACTGGCTCCAGACAGCTTCAGTGAGGTTGCAACGGTTTCAGTCACTTTTGCTACATCTGCAGAAGCGTAACCGGCATCACGTAGAGACTGGGCAATTCGGCTGTAAAGGTTGCTGTTCGCCTCGAGGGAAGTTCCAGTGCGCTGGCTGATCTCCATCAGCACGCGCTGTGATTCCACGTAATCATCGCTGGAAGAGGACGCTAGGCGAAGACGTCCATTCAGCTGGTTCCACGTGTCGGCAAACGCGATCAACTGATGAGTGGCAAATGCACCAGCCCACGCACCGGCAAGTCCGGCAGCAGAAGATCGCACGGTTGCAAGTTGGGAATTCAGGTCAGCCAAAGATCGCTGAGTTTCACGCGTGGCCGCCGCGGCTTTTTTCCCGCCCTGCTCCATAGTGCGGTAGTAATCCGTTCCCATGCGAGATGCGCGGGAAATTTCTGTCTGGAAGGAGGAGGAATTGGCAGAAATTTTTATGATCAATTCACGGAGTGTTGCCATATTTCACCCATAAAAAAACCCCGCAGTTGCGAGGTTTGTTTTAATTAAACTTATCTATGACAGCCCAGCCTTTTTTCTGGCCTCTTCAAGATATTCTTCTTCGGTTTTCACAGGATGATGGTCTTCAGAAGAAGATGTGAGATCGCTACCACAGTGTTTGCATTTCACTGCCTCACTCTTGATTAGTTCTGCGCAAAAAGGGCATTTCTTCATGCCATCATCCAACATAGTTTTTTCTTCGAAGTGTGCATCTTTCTTTATAATAATTGAATGCACTAACGCAATAATAAATAGCAACGCTCCGTAAACCCACCAAGCAAAAAATGACCTCCCTTTACTTTGCGCTATTAACGCAGGGATAAGACCAATTACTATAGCTACCAGTAAAAATTCCATGACTGCCCCCAAGTTTAAAGTTCCGATGGCAATCCTAATAATTGGAACGAATAATGTCACTAATTAATGAAAATTTATAAAGCAGACATCCATTCCTCCAGCTCGCTGATCTCCCTGTCTTCTTCCTGCTCACCCCACTTCAGCATCACGTCAGGGATAGTAAATTTACCACCCTGGGCGTTCAGTGTTGCAACGGAAATCTGCGCCGCATGTACATCACCGCGCCAGTCACCAATCGGGCTAATGCGGTCAAACTCGATCCACATTTTCAGCTCACTTGCGGTGAGTGTATCCCGCAGCTCCTGAAGGGTTCGCCCCAACCGGAGCGCCAGTGACATCAGGAAGAAGGTCAGCGGCTGCTTTACGGCTTTCCCGCTTCTTCCTGACTCATCCCGAGGCCGAGCGCCTGTGCAAGAAGACGAGCGTGCACAGGGCCGTAAATTTTGGATACCTGACCCTGATCCTCATCGCTGAATACGCGGTCGCCGCTTTCATCCAGCAGAACATCAATAAACAGAACCACGTCAGCCTCTTTGTTACGCAGGAACTTCTCCGCTTCCGTGAGCGTCGCTGCCTCTTCTCCATCGGCGAGCTGCGGATTTACGATTTCCCGGAATTTCACCCAGGCATCGCCGGAAGGTTCGCGCAGCGTAACCTTTACGCCATCCCACTCTGGGACACTGATACCGACTTTAGTGCGATAGGCTTTCGATGCAGTAAGCGCCACGTTGCGTAGTGAATTCTGTGATGTTTTTTGCGACATTTCATTTTTCTCTTGTTACATGGTCGGAGGGATTAAAAAAGCGGCCGAAGCCGCTCAGGAACCAGACGCGTAGATGCGTTTAGGTTTGCCGCGCACACGCAGGGAATAGGTCGCGCCAACAACGGAAGATGTAGCCGCTGACCATGAGCTCTGACGTACCTCCACCAGCACGTAGAAACCGTTGCCAGAGGGGAAGATCACGCGCAGCGCACGCAGTTCGTCATTTTCGTAAGCGGTCTGCAGTGCCTCCTGCGCCGCTTCATCGCCAACCCAGTTACGGGTAATGCTCATTTCAGCAGGCGCGGCGAGACCGTTGGTTTGCTCCTGTTCAGTTGAGCACAGCGTGGTTACGTCGATATCCCCTTTCTGACCGCCGGTGAAGGTGATCTCCTTTGTTGCACAGGCCGCTTCCAGCCAGGTAATGCCAGCCCCCGGGAACCCTGAGGCGTTAAAATCCTCGGCGGTTACGGGTGCGTCGGAGACGGCAAAGGTCATCCCCTTTGTGACTTCATACTTACTGGTCATGGTTTCTCCAGTTAAAAAAAAGACCGCCTAAGCGGTC